AATCAGATCAAAGTTCTGGCATATAAGGATAAGCAAGACTGGATTCTTGAGACCAAGTATAATATTGGATCTAAGAAGAAGCGGGTTGAAGAAACCGAATAAAAACTACGGGGTTTACTACCCCGTTTTTTTATGTTTTATGCTATAAATATGTTTGGTTGCCTTCGGGGTCCACAAAACACAAACTCGCTTTTTAAGGAGCTACAATAATGACAGACCTTACCAGGTATAACTCTGCGGATCTTCCTGCCTTGCTGGATCGCATAAATAGGAATAGCATAGGTATGGATGAATACTTTAGTCGCCTATTCAACCTACACGAAACGACGAGTAATTATCCTCCATACAATCTAGTCACGGTCAGCAACGTAGAATCGCGATTAGAACTAGCACTTGCAGGATTTAAAAAGGAAGAAGTTTATGTCTACACGCAGGACGGCAAACTCTTCGTCGAAGGACAAAAAGAAGACAGAGATGCCGAAAAAAACTATGTCCATCGAGGAGTGGCTCAGAGATCGTTCACCAGAACTTGGACGCTCTCAGATGAGACGGAAGTTAGATCAGTTGCTTTTGAGGATGGGTTGTTAAGTATTTTATTAGGTAAAGTTGTTCCAGAACATCATCAAAGAAAAGATTACCTATAAATAAATGGTCGTCGCCGCAGGGGGAGTAACTGGCACAATCCAGTTGACTCCCCTCTTTTTTGTTGGTATAATGTATTGAGAGATAATTTGTAAATGTCGGTACAACTTGCACTATTGAAGTCTGGCGAAACGATTATTGCAGACGTTAAGGAATTGATTGCCGAAGAAAAGATATGTGGATATCTGTTTAAGAATCCACATAAACTTACATTGACTGAATCAATGTTTTTGGCAGAGGGGACTGAAGAAGATTCCGTTGGAGTTACTTTCAGTCCTTGGATCATGTTTACTAATGATACTGAAATTCCAGTTCGACCTGATTGGCTGGTTACCATTGTGGATCCTGCCAAAGAAATTAGAAAATTGTATGAGGAGAAAGTAAATGGAACAGATAGTGAAGTGTCTTTTACTGAAGAATGATAAAGTTCTTATCAGTGAAATTGTAGAAGTTGGTTCTGAAATCGGCGAACCTGACTGTAAACTTACTAATACATTTCTGTTGATTAAAAATTCTAATGGTTATACTTTAGAACCATGGATTGATTTTTCTTCCCAGAAAGATTTTATGATTCATTCGGATAGTATCCTCACCATTGTAGATCCAACGGCAGAGTTACTTTCGAAATATTTTGAGATGATTACCTAATGCGCTTTTATACAAACGTCCAAATGGTCGGGGATAATTTCCTTGTTCGTGGTTATGAAAATGGACGCCATTTTATGACTCGCGAAAAGTTTTATCCTACTCTTTTTGTCCCTGCTAAAAACAAAACAAAATATACAACATTGACAGGAGATTATGTTGAACCTGTCAAACCTGGATCTGTAAGGGATTGTAGAGAGTTTATTAAAAAGTATGATGGTGTAGAGAATTTTAAAATTTATGGTAATACTGGATACATCTATCAGTACATCTCTAAGATGTATCCTGAGGAAGAGATTAAGTTTGACACAAACAAGATCAAGATCTCAACGATTGACATTGAGGTTGCATCCGAGAATGGATTCCCTGATGTAGAATCTGCAGCAGAGGAAGTTCTTCTTATTACTGTTCAGGATTATGCTACCAAGCAGATCCGAACATGGGGTCGTGGACCTTTTGATAATAAGCAGAAGAATGTCATCTATAAAGGATTCAGGACTGAACACGAACTGTTGAGTTCCTTTATCAACTGGTGGATGGTTGAGGAGAATACTCCTGAAGTTGTAACTGGATGGAACAGTGAACTATACGATATGCCGTACCTGGTACGTCGTATTGATAGGATTCTTGGGGAAAAGTTGATGAAGCGACTTTCTCCTTGGGGTCTTGTTACTGAACGCGAAGTTTATATCTCAGGTCGTAAGAATATTGCCTATGATGTTGGTGGTATTACTCAACTTGACTATCTTAATCTTTATAAGAAGTTTACCTATAAAGCACAAGAGTCCTATCGATTGGATTACATTGCAAATGTTGAATTGGGTCAACAAAAACTTGACCACTCTGAGTTTGACACGTTTAAGGACTTCTATACGAATGGGTGGCAAAAGTTTGTAGAATATAATATAATTGACGTGGAACTTGTTGACCGTATGGAAGACAAGATGAAACTTATTGAACTTGCTATTACAATGGCATATGATGCTAAGGCAAATTATGCTGATGTTTCTTCGCAAGTTCGTATGTGGGATACGATCATTTATAACTATTTGAAGAAAAGGAATATTGTTATTCCTCCTAAAGAACGTTCAGACAAAGATTCCAAGTACGCAGGTGCATATGTCAAGGAACCGATTCCAGGAAAGTATGATTGGGTTGTCTCTTTTGACCTCAACAGTCTGTATCCTCATCTTATTATGCAGTACAATATTTCCCCAGAGACCCTCTTGGAGGAACGACACCCATCAGCAACAGTTGATAAAATACTTGATCAAGAAATAACATTTGAGATGTACAAGGACAATGCGGTTTGTGCCAATGGTGCAATGTACCGTAAGGATGTCCGTGGATTTCTTCCAGAACTGATGGAGAAGATCTATAAGGATCGAACCGTCTATAAGAAGAAGATGCTTGCCGCAAAGCAAGAATATGAGAAGACTCCTACTAAAGTACTGGAGAAGGAGATTGCTCGTTGCAATAACATCCAGATGGCACGTAAGATCCAACTTAACTCTGCTTATGGTGCCATTGGTAATCAATACTTCAGGTATTACAAACTTGCAAACGCAGAAGCAATTACTCTATCTGGTCAGGTTTCTATCCGCTGGATTGAGAATAAGATGAATGGGTATCTAAATAAGATTTTGCAAACCGAAGGCGAAGATTATGTCATCGCATCAGACACTGATTCGATTTATCTTAATCTCGGACCTCTTGTTACTAAATTTCTTAGTAATAAGTCTAGCGACAAAACAGCGGTTGTTTCCTTACTTGACAAGATCTGTCAGGACAAGTTGGAACCGTTCATTGAGACCAGCTATGAAGAACTTGCAACGTACGTTTCGGCGTATGAGCAGAAGATGATCATGAAGCGGGAGAATATCGCAGAACGTGGTATTTGGACTGCTAAGAAACGATACATCCTCAATGTTTGGAATAGTGAAGGTGTTCAGTATGCTGAGCCTAAACTCAAGATGATGGGTATTGAGGCAGTTAAATCTTCTACTCCTGCACCTTGTAGGAAGATGATTAAGGATGGACTGAAGTTGATGATGAATGCGACTGAAGACGATGTGATTGACTTCATCGATGAATCTCGCAAGAAGTTTAAGCAACTTCCACCTGAAGAAATTGCTTTCCCTCGCTCAGTTTCTGATGTTGTCAAATATAAATCTCATTCTGACATTTATATTAAGGGAACGCCAATTCATTGTCGAGGAGCACTTCTCTTTAATCATTACATTAAAGAGAATAAACTTGATAAAAAGTATTCTCTTATCAACAATGGCGAAAAGATTAAATTTCTTTATCTAAAGAAACCAAACATCATTCAAGAGAATGTCATCTCATTCATTCAAGACTTCCCTACAGAACTCGGTCTTGACAAATACATTGATTATGATTTACAATTTGAAAAGAGTTTTGTAGAACCACTAAAATCAATCCTAGATGCGATTGGTTGGAATGTGGAAAAAACCGTAAACCTGGAATTATTTTTCTCCTAATGGAATTACCTATCAACGATAAAGAACTGAACACTATTGTCAGTGCTCTTCGCCTTGGTGGCGATGTTGCACTGTACCAAAAATTGATTAGAGTACAGGAAGTTAGGGAGAAGAATATTAAGGCAGATAAAGAGCAGTTTGGATTTGCACTGTAATGGATTTTTTGAAAGATATTGTAAAAGAGATCGGAGATGACTACACAAAACTCGCATCCGATATTGACGATACTGAAACTTATGTGGACACGGGTTCGTACATTCTTAACGGACTTGTATCAGGTAGTATTTTTGGTGGTGTATCTGGGAACAAGATTACTGCCATTGCTGGGGAGTCTTCTACTGGCAAGACTTTCTTTAGTC